ACATGGGGTATGCGGGTCATGGTATTTCAACCAATAATGCCTGTGCGAAGGAAGTCAGGGATAACCTACAGACCAACTTAGTGACTGGAGAACAATTCTATCCCCTCAGGGGAGACTGGACGTGCAGTTCAGTACGGGATGATAATGATAAGTGTGGGGTGGAGGCCAAGTGGTTTGAACCTCGTGAGTTGGGTTGGTTTGAGAAGTTGATTGCAAGGTTTAAGCAATGACTTGTGCCAAGATCAAGATTGAGTGTTGGCTTGTTCACCCATCGGGGGTTGTTTTCTACGGAAGCAATGATTGTGCTAACCCACAAGTGACTTGTCCCCGTGGGGATGCCCCGAAGGGCACTCAGTATGAGAAATGTCAGCATATCTGCCAGCAGGAGGGCCATGCAGAGCAGACTGCCTTGAAAAAGGCAGGTCACTTCTCTCATGGATGCATCGCATTCGTGAATCATGACTGGATTTGCCCTAATTGTGCAGATTTGCTCTATAAAAATGGAGTAGAACAGGTATATTTGGCTACTCTGGCCCCTGTTTTTTGGCAAAATGAGGTGAAAATCCGTGATTGAAATGACAAATTTGACCATTTTGGAGCCGATTCAGGCTGAAAATGAGGATGAAACCCAACGATACTACTCGGCTATATCAATTACTCTGGATGGGGATGTATATTGTGAGTCTGTGACACTCTCCAGTAATCAACTGCTTGAGTTATTTATGGGGTCTACAGAGGCCGAGAAATCGGTAGTGATGTACCTCATTCAGGAGTTAATTAACGGTGTTCCAACCCACAAAAAGAGTGAAGTAAGGGCCTTTTTCTATGACAATTAAGGTAAAAGACTCTGCTATCCTCCTTCCTATGGGAGACAAGGGGTACTATTCATACATAGAGGTAGAGATTGGCGGACAGATTTACCGATCTGACAGACAACACCCAAAAGCAATGATTGATGGTACATACATCCCACGGAGTTCTCAGGTTGCATATATCCAATATGACCTAGTTCGCAACACAATGAATACTCTTCAGGCTGAAATATTCAGTCAGATGAAAGACTGAGTATCCACCTCTTACAAGAACCCACTTAATTGTGGGTATTCTTGTTTCTTGACAAGATTGGAAACTGTGGTATCCTACTCAGACACTAATAACTGAGGAGGTGTTTATGCCCGGCTTTTGCTTGAAGGACGCGCTGTACGGTATCTGGTATGTGATTGGTAATTGGATCATCAGTATCCTATGGGGTGATGTGTTTCAAGAGCGTGATCGACTCAGTAAGTCTTTGGCTGAGAGTAAAATCAAATTTGAGGAGGAAATGGCTCTTTACGATGAGGAGAACCACAACCTCATACAAGACTTGTCCAACTTGGACCATTTCCATAAAGAGCGGTATACCGACCTACACGCCGAGAATCTTAAACTCCGTGAAAAATTGACGAGTAAAGCACAGACTAAGAAAAAAGACCCTAGCAAGGTCACGAAACCCATTAAGCCTCGCGCTAAGAAAAAGGTTAAGTGACCCGCCACTCTGAGGTAGGCAGAGATGAGGGCGCAATGCCCTCCCTCCTGTGACGCTGTGGCGGCAGCGGTTCCCTACCACCGCCTTATTTATGGAGGTTGATGTGGATAAACAATTTCAGAAGTATGCCCTATACGAACAAATGCTCCTTTGTAGGACGGATAATCCAGAAGAACAAAACCGAATCCTAATGAAACTCACACCTGTGATCCCAGATGAAGTTAAGGGTCAAATTGGGTTATTTAATGGTAGTGGGTATGAGGAATCAGAGGTTGTTAGGGTAAATTCTCCGTGTGAAATACTGCCAGTATTGATCCAAAATGGATCACTTGTGACCCTTAAAACCTGCCTTCGGTATGTTGATCCCGGTGAAATCCACTTCATCGTGGAGAATGCAGAGGGTCAGGAGTGTATTTTGAACTCTAAGGAGGTTGAACACATTGATTAATGTGACATTTAGCATGAGCAAGATGCTTGAATCCACTCTACCAGAGCGAGTTAAATTGCTATCTGATGCAGGGATGAAGGTGTCCTGTAGGGGAGAGAGTGTAAGAGTTGACGAGGGGTGTCTTGAGATGAAGCGTCTCTATGAGACGGATCAAGTCCAATTTATCTGGTATCCTCCTGATGAGGAGGTGCCGAAATGACCATTATCGTTGGATATACCTGTAAAGAGGGGACATACCTCGGCTCCGATAGTCGAATCACGGCTGATGGGGTTATTGCTGGATCAGCAAAAAAATTGTTCCAACTCCATGACAATCTCTCGATTGGGTTCTGTGGGTCGCTTCGTGATCTAAATATCATCAAGCATGTGTTCCGCCCATACGCACCAAGCAACCCTACCGCGAAGTGCAAAGAACTGTGTGAAGAGTACCTAGTTAGCAAGTTTATCCCAGACCTTGTAGAAACGCTTTCCAGTCAGCGTAGGTTGTCTGCAATGGATGAGGAGGGGGATGAGGCTATCAAGTGGCAAGGTAATCTCATGATTGCTATTGGCAAGCACTTGTTTGGCCTGTATAATGATTTCGCGGTAATTGATCTCGGTCGTTTTGGTGCTATCGGTTCTGGAGAAGCCTACGCTATGGGCTTCCTCTCGGATATGGAGAAGGCTGGATTGACCGGAGAGGAGATTGTTCGTAGGGCCATTATCAGTTCAGGTAAGTTTGATACTGGTTGTGACAACAAGGTAGACATTCTTAGAGTTCGTTAATTGGAGGGAACGATGGCAAAGGCTCAATACCGACTTGCTGAACGAGATTGTGTATGTAGGCTGTGCTACCATGATCTCCCAAAAGATGAGCGTAAGGCTGTTTTCTGGTACTCATCATGTAATAAGGGCATGAATATCATCATCTGCCCTAAGTGTGTAGAAACGCTCTATAAATTGATTCCAATGGAGGATTATACCAATGAGTAATACTGCAAATACCCGTCTTTTCCGTACCCCGGTTAACATGACCATCAAGGTTCCCCATGCTGGTCAACTGTCTGTGACAGTACGACGTAACGTATACTTCCGTCGTAGGGACAAGTCCCCCTACATCGTAGTTAAGGGTCGTCGGAAGGACGTACATCGACTTGATATTGGACAAAGTATTGCCCGATATGAGTTCGTGGAAGTCCTGCAACGTAGTCGATAAACAAACAGGGAGCCGAAAGGCTCCTTTTTTGTATCTGCGTGGATTATGGAGGGACAACCTTCTCCTCCAATGCCATTTCCCGGCCCTACAAGGCCCCTAGATTCAACGATAATAGTGTGGGTGCTACCACCATACCTCTCTATACACACAAGCGGCCTCCAGAGCGTTTATTTTCATTCATGAGTGTCACCCTATAGGTAACCTTTTTGTGTTGGGGCAAACCCCCTGCTGCGCGGATGCTTTTCTTCGCTCGCTCCGCTTCGCTAGGTGGCACAACCAAATCAAAGGTGCCACTCGGTTAGATTTGACAGAATTGAAAGTATGTGTATAATGCTTCTTAGAAGAGCAGTTAAGACTTACTACTACTAAGAAGATCAAGAGCATATATGAAGTAAAGTAGTAGTATGAATATCAGTGAATATAGAGTAGTTAGTAATTGGAAGTATTAAGGAGTCCGTAGGACTCCCTAGGGAGGAAGTCTTGGGATTGGAAGTTGAAGATGCTAAGTTGCTAGTTCAGGAAAGACTTGCGGAGTATGTAAGTCTATCTCAATCAGGTAATGAGATTAACCTGAATGAATTGTCTGCTGAGGTTACTGACCTGATTACTGAACTGGATGAGAAGGGGCTTCCTATCTACGACCAGAGGGGAGTCAAGATCGACTCCGTTCAGATCGGGATAAATCCTTTCGGTGTTGTATTCGTAGCGTTTAATGGAGACAGTACCCATGGATGAGCAAGCACTGAAACTCGGCGTACAGACCGCAGAGGTATATCGTGACTTCGTAGCATCGCAGTCCAAACTTAGCAATAAAGATGCTTTCAACTGCTTTATCGCATCTGTGATTGGATGTTACATTGGTATTCTCCCACAATCAGAAATTCTGGCCGGAATCCAAGCGCAAGTAGTAGTCCTCCAAGATAATCTGTATGGTGCTGAATGAGCCTCCTTCCATTCAAACGTAAGGAATGGTCAATGTTTGAGACTGCACTTAGGCACAGGCTGATTGAGGACTCTCGATCTCATCATGGTATGAGAGGTTACCTAACAGCACTAGTGGCCAACAATAAATATCCAGAACGACTGAATACCCCATACAAAGTGTTCGTCCTCCTGAACGCGGTTTCCCCAGAGGACTTGAAGACCTTTAGAGAATCCCATAAAGGTAAGGTGGAGAATATGTCAGACGTGGAGGTAAGTAATATGTTTTTCCTACAAACCATGTCCCGCATCTGTGCCGATTACGGGATCAATATGACAGAGTTAGCCAAGAAATGAGTCGATGTGTTGCCTGTAATAAGCCGTTTAACGACCATGAGATGACGGCCCGTAACCCGATTACCCGACAGCCAGAGGATTTGTGCCGAAAGTGCATTAACTCTATCTACCGCCCAGATGAGCAGATGGACCCTGATGACTTTACTGAGGTATGGATCATTAGGGATAAACTTGACAAAAAGGATAAAATGTGGTAAGTTCTAGGTCTATTCGGGTTATACCATATCCCGCCATATATGGAAAGGCTTAAAATGGTCAGACTTTAGGGTTGTAGCACAGAGGTAGTGCAGCGCACTGTTAATGCGATGGTCGTTGGTTCGATCCCAACCTTCCCTGCCATTCGCCGCTTTAGCCGAGAGGAAAGGCACCTCCCTTGTAAGGAGATTACCGTGGGTTCAAATCCTACAGGCGGCACCAGTTACCGGATCATGCCTTAACGGGCCGGGAGTTCCTAGCCGGGCACACTTTGATCCGGGTTCTTGTATTTTGGCGTGGCGGTAGCATCAATGGCAGATGTCCGGGTTGTGATCCCGGCTGTTATGGGTTCAAGTCCCATCCGTCACCCCAAAGTGCATCATTACGCTCCGGGCATTCGCTACCTACGGGCTAATATTCGTTCCCCCGCGAATTAAAAGAATGTGGGGATGAATTCTAACAGGTGAAATATGAAAGTAACGTATCTTCCGGCCGTTATCGCGGCTTCAGGCACTACGAGTGATGCTGTTGCTGTTGGTGGTGACCCCATTGATGGTGGTGGTGTTGTAGCCATTTATATCCCGGCCTCCTTTACGGGGACGACTATTACCTTCCTCGGATCGAAGGACAATAATACCTTTAAGGGTATCTACAAAACGGATGGTAGTGCAGTCTCTTATACCGTAGCAGCGGATACTTGGGTATCTGTTCCTGTTGCTGATCTTGCCGGCTATGCTTGGATCAAGATTGTATCTGGTGCAACTGAAGGTTCTGCTCGCACACTTCAAGTTGCTGTACGCAAAGTAGCCTAATTTCCTCCAAACCCTCCACACCATTATTGTCGTGCGGAGGGTATTTTTATGTCAGAAGAAAACAACGAAGTCATTGTAGAAGAAATCCCATCCAAATCGCGGACTCCATTTACACCGCGTTGGAAACCGGGAGAATCTGGAAACCCTTCGGGTCGTCCGAAGGGGGTAATGACTCGTGTGGATGTCCGCAAAATTTGCGATAAGTTTCAATGTGATCCGTTCCGTATCCTCGCCCTGATTGCGAACGGGGATCACATGGCGCTTGATGTTCCACAATCTACGATGACACTCTCTACTCGTCTTAAAGCAGCCACGGAACTTGCTGCATACATCGCTCCTAAACTGAAGTCTATCGAGATTCAGAAGGAAGATGATGAAGAAACACGGAACGTATATGTTGTGACACTTCCTGCATCTGGCCGCGAATTGGAATCACAAGGTCGTGACCTAAACTCCCTCTCACCAGACGAAATTGTTGAAGGTATCCACGAACGAATCGCTCGTGATGATGACGAAGATGGCGAAAACGAACGAGATTAAGATTGGGCCGCAGCCCGGTCCACAAACTCAGTTTCTTTCTACCCCGGCAGATATTTGTATATACGGTGGAGGAGCGGGGTCAGGCAAAAGTTTTGCCTTGCTAATTGAGCCAATCCGAAACATCGACAACGGTAAGTTTGCCGCTGTAATCTTCCGCAGAACGTCACCACAGATTCTCAACCCCGGTGGATTGTGGGATGAGGCTGGAAAACTTTATCCGCAACTAGGAGCAGAACCGATTGTATCTGCACTGACCTATCGTTTCCCATCGGGTATGCGAGTAAGGTTTTCTCATCTTGAACACGAGAAAGATAAGAACGAGTGGCAAGGTTCTCAGGTTCCACTCATCGCATTCGATGAGATGACGCACTTCTTAGAGTCGCAGGTAATCTACTTTCTGTCACGACTCCGTTCGGATTCGGGAGTGCAAGGATATATTCGTGGCACTTGCAACCCAGACCCAACATCCTTTGTACGTCGTTGGATTGATTGGTATATTGGCTCCGATGGATTACCAATACCTGAGCGGAGTGGAAAACTCCGGTATTTCATCCGTGTTGGCGACAACATGATTTGGGGGAACTCCCCTAATGAACTGATTGAACAGTATGGTGAGGAGATTCGTGATGATATTCTGTCATTCACTTTCATTGCGGCTACAATCTATGATAACCAAGCATTGCTTAAAGCCAACCCAAGATATCTTGCTTCACTTAAAGCACTCCCTAGAATCGAGCGTGAGCGGCTACTTGGTGGTAATTGGGATACTGTCGCTCAAGGCAGTAAATATTACTCGCGTGAATGGACGCCTCTTGTTCCGTTCCCATCCGCGAGGCTGACCAAGGTACGTTATTGGGATAGGGCGGCTACTGAGAAAACTGAAACCAATCCAGACCCGGACTGGACTGTTGGGCTTCTCATGGGGAAGGATAACCTCAACGGGAAACTATACGTTCTTGACGTAGTACGGTTCCGTGGTGGCCCCTATGATGTCAAGCGGAAAATCCGTGAAACCCAGATCAAGGATGGATTTGGGGTCAAGACGATCATTGAGCAAGACCCCGGACAGGCAGGAAAGACTGAAGCCACTATGCTCCGTCGTGAGTTGTCCGAGGGGGGTTATGAGGTACGAACTCGTCCGGTAACAAAAGACAAGTTGACCCGTTTTCTCCCATTCTCTGCCGCCGCCGAGCACGGTGACATTAGTGTGGTTAGGGGTGTTTGGAATGAGGACTTTTTCACGGAACTTGAGCGTTTTCAAGGAGATGGAAAAGGTAAGGATGACCAAGTGGATACTTGTTCGGGCGCTTTTGCTGAACTCGCCGGAAAGATTGTAAATCCAGTTTTTAATATCGGCTCTATGCCCAAATCTAATGCGTTTGAAGTCATGCGATAAAACTTGACAAGAATAAAATCTTGTGGTAGCATAGGGTTCTTAACGTATATCTAGTCAATTCAATAACTTAATGTCCTCCGACCAGTCCCCGGTAGAAAAATCCGTCCCAAAGGCACCGATGACTGAGATCGGAGGCACGGGCTTGAAGTATTCGGCCGGTATTGTTGATGAGGAGTTCCTTAGTCAACTGAAATGGCCACGGTCTACCAAAATCTATAAAGAGATGTCGAGCAATGACCCTGTAATTGGGGCTATGTTGTTTGCCATCGAAATGCTTATCCGTCAGGTTAACAAGAAACTTGTCCCGTCACAAGATTCCGATGCGGCTCGTGAAGTAGCCGCCTTCGTTGAGTCTTGTTTCTCCGATATGGACATGACTTGGGAGGACACCCTCTCCGAGATTCTTACCTTCCTCCCGTATGGATTCGCTGTAAACGAGATTGTTTATAAGGTCCGTATGGGGCCGTCCGTAAAGGACAAGCGTTTCCGCTCCAAATTTAGTGATGGTCGTTACGGTTGGCGTAAATTGGCACCTCGTAGCCAAGATACGATTGAAGCGTTCAACTTCGATGATCGTGGGCAGTTGCTCAGTATTGACCAACAACTCCCGACCAACTACGAACGTATTACCATCCCGCGTGACAAATTCCTGTTGTTCAGGACGAACAGCCGGAAGGATAATCCTACATCTACATCTGTTCTCCGCAATGCTTACCGCCCTTGGTTCTTCAAGAAGAAGATTGAGGAATTTGAAGCGATTGGTGTGGAGCGTGACCTTGCGGGTCTCCCGGTAGCCTATATCCCGTCTGCATATATGACGAGTGATGCTACGGTCGAGCAGCAGCAGGTTTATCAGAAGATCAAGGAGATCATTACCTCTATCCGTAAGAATGAGCAGGCCGGTGTTGTATGGCCTTCTGATCGGGATGAGCAGGGCAATGAGATGTTCAAGTTGTCGCTTCTGTCGGCTAATGCCCCGGCGAAGTTGTACGACACTGAAACGATTATCCAGCGTTACAATGCCAACATTGCTCAGACGATGTTGGCTGACTTCATTCTCCTCGGCCAAAAGTCTACTGGCTCCTTCGCTTTGTCCTCGGACAAGACGAAGATGTTTGCCGTGGCTATTGGTGCTTGGCTTGGTGTAATTGCATCTGTTTTCAACAGTCATGCAATTCCGCAACTGCTGGAAATGAATGACATTGACCTTGCTCTGGCACCTACGCTTGAGTTTGGTGATATTGAATCCCGTGATCCGGTTCAGATTGCCGATTACTTCAGCAAACTTGGTCAGACCAACTTCATTAACCAAGACTCCAACCTTGAGACTTGGCTCCGTATGCAGATTGGCGCTCCGGTAATCACTACTGATGACCCTAATGATCCGAGCAAGGCGAAGCCTGTTGAAACGAATGAGGATCGCCGTAAGGATCGTCAGATTGAGTCCAGCGAGCGTATCGCTGAGATGTCCGGGCAAAAAGCCCCACAAAAGATTGATGGCCGAGCAGACCGAGTAGACTCCGTACATGATTGAGAAATTTAAGAGCATCCTTGCTGACCTTACGAAGGCTGTAGAAGAGGCTGATAAACCTCACTCTACCTCCGTCGTCCTTAAAAAGGTAGACGCAGATCAGCGACTCATCCTTGGTGTAGTTTTGGAGCCGGATGCTTTTGACCTCCACAATGATATTTATACGGCTGATGAAGTACGGAAGGCGTGTGAGAATTTCAACGCTAACTGTATGCGCGGCAATGTAGAACATCTTGTAAATACTGATTCCCTCGTAGTTACCAAGTCGTTCATCCTTGAGGTTGACGCTACGATTGGTGAGCAGGTCGTTAAAGCGGGTTCGTGGTTGATGGAGATGAAAGTCAACAATGACGAACTGTGGGAACTAACCAAGAGTGGTGACTTTACCGGGTTCTCTATCGGTGGTAAAGCACGAATTGAGGACATTGAGTAATGGCACACGATCCCAAGAAAAAGCAGCGTCTCTCGGACTTCGATTTTAGTTCTCCAGATGCTCATGTAGCCATTGTTGGTAAGGCTGCTAATGGAAAAGAGAAATTTCTGGTTATGAAAAGTCTGAACGAGAAGATTGAAAAGGCTGTTGATCCATACACTCAAGCATACATTGATGGTTTGCTTGCAGACGCAGCCGATAATGAGGCTAAAGCGGCTAAAGCCGATAAGGTCTATGTTGAAATGCCGCTTGAAGATTTGCTCCGTACCTTTATGGGGATGTGGGGCGACCAAGCACAAAGTATTGCGGCATCCGTAGTTATGAAAAGTATTACGGATGACCAAAAAGATGCACTTCGTAAGGCTCTGCTTGCGAAAATGCAATCCGGTAGTAACCGTTCTGGTGCTGCCGAAACCACCGACTCTGCGGAGTCACTTAACAAGTCTAAGGAAACCACTATGACTGATAAAGCACCAGAGCAGGTTGATGTAACGAAGGCCCTCGCTGACCGCGATGCCAAAATTGCCGATCTGCAAAAATCCCTTGATGCTCTCAAGGCGAAGGATGAGGCGGCTGAACTCGCCAAGTTTGAAGTAGTAGCGAAGAGTTTGGAAACCCTCGGCGCTAAGGTTGAAGATGCAAAAGTCCTCAAGGCTGTCGCTGCTATTGAAGGCGGTAAGGCCGTCCTTGATATGCTGACCAAGGCCGCTGATTTGCTGGCCAAGTCTGCCAAACTCAACGAGCAGGGTTCGGGCCTCAGTGCGGACGCTGACGACAAGGGTGCCAAACTGGATTCCCTCGCCAAGTCCTACGCTAAAGAAAACAAGGTGACGTTCGCTGCGGCTATGGTCGCGGTTGCTGAACAGCACCCGGAACTGCGCTAATAGGAGCCTGAAAAATGACTTATCATGTAAATAAGAAAACCCTCGGCATTTACCCGGCTGGCGAAGCCAACATGGGGCCGCACAAAGCGGTTCGCATCGTTTCGGGTGCATACGAGAAGCCGGCTAACGGCGGTGAAGTAGCAGGCGTAGTCCTGAACGACACCAACCTCGATGGCGAAGTCCTGACTGTTCAAGTTGATGGTATTGCCAAGATGGTATGCGCCACCTCGACGCTGGCTATTGATTCGCTCGTTACGGTAGACACGGACGGTAAAGTTCGTGGTGTTGCTGGTTCGGGTGACTTCATTGTCGGTCAAATTCTTGAGGCTGGCGCTTCGGGCAAAGTTGTCCCGGTTCGTCTTACCCTCAACAGCAAGGCTTAATAGGAGAGTATTAAATGCCTACTCAATCTAGTGTTCACGTTGATAAACTGCTCTCCAACGTATCGGTGGCCTTCCTCCAGAAGCCGAGTGCTTTTGTTGCTGATCGCATCTTCCCGGTTGTTGGCGTACAGAAACAGTCTGACATCTATCTGACTGTTGATCGTGGTGAGTTTAACCGCGACGAAATGCAACTCCGCGCTGACGCGACGGAATCTGCCGGTGGTAACTTCTCGTTCTCCGATGATACCTACTTTGCGAAGGTTTATGCCTTCCACAAGGACATCGGTGAGCAAACCCGCGCCAATGCTGATGACCAGTTCCAACTGGATCGTCTGACCACGGAATATCTGGCTCACAAGGCCCTGATTAAGCGTGAGAAAATCTTCGCTTCCAACTTCCTCACCACGGGTGTTTGGACGGCGGATGTTGCCGGTGTGTCGTCTGGTGAAAACAACACTACGACCTTCCGTCAGTTCAGCGATTACTCCAACTCCGACCCGATTGAATACATCCGCAAGATGGCCACCAATCAGCAGGAGAAAACGGGTTTCCGTCCGAATAAACTGGTAATGGGTCGTCGGGTTGCTGAAGCCCTGATTAACCACCCGGACATCGTTGACCGTATCAAATACGGTACCCGCACCAACATCGCTCAGGCTTCCCTGAACGATCTGGCGCAACTGCTGGACATCGGTGAAGTTCTGGTCATGGATGCTATCGAGAACACGGCTGCTGAAGGCATTACTGCTTCGCATTCGTTCATCGGTGGCAAGAAGATGCTCCTGTGCTACACGACCCCGATGCCGGGCACGATGATCCCGACCGCAGGCTACACGTTCACTTGGAACGGCCTGCTTGGCAACGCTGGTATGGGCACTCGCGTCAAGCGTATCGACCTCCCGAAAGAGAGCGCCGAGCGTATTGAAATCGAGATGGCTTTCGATATGAAGAAAGTCGCTGCCGATATGGGCACCTACTTCGCTGACGTAGTAGCCTAAACGAGAGGGGGCACCCAAAAGGTGCCCTCCTTTCCACAAGGGTAATACCCTACTATTATCCTTCTGAAAAGGAGAACACAATGTATACTCGTGAATATGTATTCAATCTCAAAGATACCTTTGTAACTGCCAAGGTTTTTAACTCTGGTGGTAAGAAGCATGTCGCTGGTGAGGTTTTTGATAAGGAGACGGTATCTGTTCGCCGTCTTCGCCAAATGTGGGAAACAGGTTTCATTAAGCCTGTAAAGGCTGAGGCGGAAGTAGTTGAAGAAACAGCAACCCCGGATAACGAACCAGTATCGGAAGTTCAAGAAGTTGAACCGGAACAACCTGCTCCAGAACTTGAGAACGCAGGAGAGGTGGAAGTCGAAAGTGAAGTGATGGCGGAATCTGAAGATTCAGTTCTGGTAGGTGCTGTTGACTCCGAAGGTGAGATTGTCCAACTCGCAGACGTAGTTGAAGAAAAGCGGAAGCCGGGCCGTCCAAAGAAGGGTTAAAAAATGACTTGGACTTACACGAACGATCCGGTTAATGAACCGGTAGATGAGGTAAGGCTCCTAGTTCAAGATACGGATTCGACTGATCCGCTCATTAGTGATGAGGAAATCAACTACTTCATCTCCAAGGGCGGAACTGGAGTAGGGGCTGCTTATTTAGCGGCCCTTTCTATCTCAGCGAAGTTTGGTCGTCTTGCCGACGAGCGTACCGGGCAGATTGAGGTTAAGTGGAGCCAGAGGGCTAGGGCCTATGCGGCATTAGCCGCTGACTTGAAGAAGCAGATGAGCCTGAATGTGTGCCCCATGCCTTACGCTGGTGGAACTTCCATTTCTGATATTGAGACGAACAAGGCTAACTCCGACCGAAACCAAGAAGCCTTCTCTATCGGGATTATGGATTCGGATACAGACTGTAATACCTAATGGCTCGTCAATACACTAAGCGTCAAAAAGAGAGTACCATTGACTTTAATGTCAGCGGTCTAAAACTTGACATTAGTGGATTGAAGAAATTGAAGCAGTTGATGAAGAACCTCCCCTCTGTGGACGTAGGTTATCTCAACGGAGAGAAACACCCTAAATGGGATTTCTCCTTTGCAGAACTAGCAGTCATTAACAACTATGGTGTGAGGGGAGATAGCAAAAATGCTCCCGGTTGGGCGATCCCTCCTCGTCCGATGATGGAGGGCACGTTTAACCTCAACAAAGGTTTTGCTGCCCAACTCCAGATTGCGGTTGAAAAGTCGTTTGCCGGTAATAGCCAAGTGGCCGCTAACCAAGCATTCAAGGCGCTAGGGGTTCACGCAGCGGACAAACTCAATCTCTTCGTTAAAGTGGCGGGGAGTGACGGGTATCTCCGAAAGAACGCACCAATGACTATTGCGGCTAAGGGGAAAGATGATCCCCTTAATTGGACAGGTGCCCTCGCTAAAGCGGCTAAGTTTCGGCTGGTACGGAAAACAAGTATTAAACCATGACGCAAATCCCGCTTCAGTCCCGATTCAAACAAGACTTCACTCGTATCCGATATTCGGAGGGGAGTTATGTTGATGGTCGGTACATTGATGGTGTTATGGCCGCGACTTCATACAAAGGTTCCATACAGCCTTTTGTGGACAAAGGTTCTGAGACGATCCAACGACTTGCTGAAGGTGATCGTACTAAAAAGATCATTGTGATCTACACCTACCCCGGAACCCTCCGCACTGTAGACGAGAAGAACTCATATAAGGCTGACCTCGTTTATTATGAAGGTGAGGTATATGAAGTTCAGAGGGTAAACCGTTGGTCGGGTCAAATCCTTACCCATGATGAGGTGTGGGGGATTGAATGTGATTCCGGGGTTGTCATACCCGGGCTTAATTTCAATGCCACTGTTGAAACGAATAACAAGACACAAGAAACTTCTATTACCACTTCCCTCTCTCTTGGAGCATCCGTATCTACTGATAATGCTTCTCAGGTAACGGATATTGTCGGTAGTAGTGGACCCATCAGTTGCGCCTATCCACTGGATGATGACGGCACTTTATCTGCCGCTTTTGGGTTTGGCCATGCCGCCGCCAACGCACCAGACTATAGGAGGGTTGATTATATATATCAATCCCCCGCAGTTGGAGGAGGCGCTTTCGCATTGCCAAATTCCGCTAATGCATTTGGATCACAAGCAATCAGCATTGGGTCTGGAAAGGTCGCAGTTGAGATGCTGGTTAACTCCGTACCTGATGTAGATTTTAATGGGGTTGGGATTTCTACTGTCTCATCCTCGGGTGGGATTCCATCCCCCGGAGAAACAAGCAATGCCCATATTGCTGTTTACTCGGGGAGCCCTGTTACCGCCTTCTCTGGACTTTCGGCTTCTCCTATTGGTGTTCCTCTCGTCGGCTTCCGTGTCGGTATTGTTATGGATGGATCAACGGGAGGTATTACCTACATCACCAGCGAGGGAACGATTGGAACGGCGACGGGACGATTTACGATAGGAACAGATCAAACCTTTGTTATCCAAATCACTGATAGCGGTTTTGTCGCTAATGGAAAAACCGTATCAGTTACATTGATAACCGACGCGGCCGACATGGTTCTTACATATCCAGCAGGAACCACTGATCCTTGCGGTAATGACCTAAACTAACCGAAGAACCAAGATGGCAAAGAATACACAACTCGCATACGCAACATGCAACGCACAGGCCAACACCATTGGTGGGTTGTGCAATGATGGGTATATCAGGATTTATGATGGATCACAGCCCGCTAATGCGGATACTGCGATTACTACTCAAAACCTACTGGCTACCCTCCGCTTTGCCTCTACGGCATTTGGTTCTCCGAGTAATGGCGTCATTACCGCAGCCGCTATCGCCAGTGTAACGGCTTCCGCCTCTGGAACTGCATCATGGTACCGTGCCTTCAAATCCGATGGGACTACAGTCGTGATGGATGGTAACGTAGCAACCTCTAATGCAAACATGGTAGTACCAACTACTTCCATAGTGTCGGGACTGACTGTATCCGTGACATCGCTCACCCATACCGTGCCACGGGCATAAGGAATAACGTGTGTCTGACCCGGTTGACTATCAGTTTCTCTTTAATCTCCTTGCCGCTCTCGTAACTGGTATAGGAGGCTGGCTCTTGAAAATCTTGAGAGATGACCAAAAAGATGTGAAGGAACGTCTGGATAAGCATATTGAAGTCCAACGTCAGCACGAAAAAGACGTAACGAACATCTATCTTCGTAAAGATGATTTCAATGCCGTAGTCACAAGGCTATATGACCAGTTGGACCGTATTGAGATGGCTGTCGCGGGAAAGGTTGATAAGAAGTGATTGACTTCACAGAAGTTGAGAACAGTATTTATAGGATGGTACAGCCAATCCTTAACTGCCCAACCATCTTTGCCAAACAGACCTCCCCCCGCCCTACGGAGAGAACCTACGCCACGATTGACGTAGGTAACCATAAGCAACTTGGTAGGGGAGAGTCCGCCTCCCCTGATGATACGACAGGTCTAGCGGATGTATGGGCACATTACGAGGTGTCCGTCCAATTTGCGGCATACGGCCCCGAGGCTAAAAATGCCATTACCAAACTACAGTTTGCCTTTAACAAGGATGAGGTAGTTGATGCCTTCCTTGCCGAAGGCATGGCGGTAGTCAGTCACGATGACATTCTTGACATTCCGGCTATCCGTGATACAATATGGGAAGAATCAAGTCGCTTCAATGCGACCTTCCATGCTCGTATTGAGGACACTGATAATGTTGGTGTCATCGCAGAAGTAAGTGTAGATGGAGAATTGTCTGGGGCGGTAGATGATCCGCTGGAGACTTCCATCACAATTACTACCATTGCACCATAAACTTAGGATATAGACGATGCCTAGCATTTCTGATATTGTGAACGTCAATATCTCGCGTGAAACAGCAGCCGTAACGCGGGCTTCATTTGGTGTAATGATGCACCTGAGCCTGACCCGCGTATTCGACGCTGGCGAGATTTGGCGAGAGTATACTTCCGCTGCGGACCTTCTTACGGACGGCTTCCAAGAGTCGGATACGGCGTATATCGCCGCTAATGCGCTCTTTAGTCAGCCGGTACACCCGGAGACAATGATTGTAGCGGAGCGAGGTACTGCTGATACCGCTACCCTGACGCCTACCGTAGCCAACTCCACGGCATACAGCGTTACGATCAACGGTACAACGTTCTCCTATACTTCGGATAGTTCGGCTACCGCATCTGAGATTGTTGCTGGCCTC